GTTTGATAAAGCATATAGTCTAATGCTTTAGCCAAAGTTTTATATTTGCTTTTAAATACGCCGTCTGGTGCTTGAATTGTGATTTGATACATTTTGCTTCCTCCCGGTTAACTTACTAAAAAAAAAACTGAACTACAGCCTTCATAATATCATTGTCAAGTCAAATGTAAAGCTTTTCTTTACACTAATTAGCATTATTGGCTAATTATTGTCATGGATTGTCATTTTATTGCCATGTTATTGCCATTGGGCTGAAGGCTTGAAAAGCAATAGGCAAGCGGGTTATAAAGGTTTATTGGCAATATTGTCATTTAAAACTGTATACTTAGAAATATATATTATAGATGAGAATGATTCTCATGTAGCGCTGATAGCAACAGACCGCCGTGTAAAAAATGACAATATTGCCAATAAACTAGCTCAAACCCATGCCACAAGCCAGTTCCCAAGGTTTTTTAGTTTTGCCAATGTGTGACAATCCATGCCAATAGAATGACAATAATCTAGCCAGGCATAAAAACATGGAATTAAAACCAAATGACAATATTGCCAATGATTTTCAAATGACAATATTGCCAATAAATTCCAAATGACAATATTGCCAATAAATGCCTGGCCAGCAGCAAATAAAACTCGCATGGCAATGTGGCAATAATGCCAATGCAGACTGCAGACTGCAGACTGCGATCTGCTGCCTGGCTGCCAGCCCACTAGCCAATGAGAATGATTATTATTTGCATACAGCCCGCTAGCTGGGAATTGTTTGCATTTTGCATGGGGGGGTAGGGCCTTGGGGGAAGGGCCTTCGTGGACGATGGTGTCAGAAGAAATTTTTTATTTTTTATGCAACATGAAAACAGCCCACTAGCCACATAGAATCATGGTTATCTGTATATACAATGTATATACAAAAGCTGAGAATGTGTACACGTACACCTTGATGTGTACACTCAATCGACTTAAGGAGATACAACATGTGGACAACACCAGCAGCTACAGAAATGCGTTTCGGTTTTGAAGTAACTATGTACGTAATGAACAAATAGTTTAGACATTTGTTTAAACATATAAGTTATACTTTCATATAACAAGGGCGGTTAAGCCGACACTAGAGGATGTAGTAAGTAACGAGTTTTTCGGCTTTCTGCGTTACATGTAACAACTACCCAATCTACGCCCTTGACACCACGCATGTAAACAAATACTATGCGCTAATGACATTCCTATCGATACCTTTTACGCCACGCGAGGTAAAAGCCACCGAATCGCGTTTACAGAAAATATACGACGCAGCCAAGCTGGGTCTGAAGAATGACTCTTTGGCCCTCGCTGCGGGCATGTTGCCGTCCGAGTACCGGCAACTGTGCCAGCTAGACCCCGTAGCGGAGATGGCGGCGCAGAAAGGTAAAGCAGACGGTGAGCTGGAGATGGCCCAGGTGCTGATCGCCTCCGCTAAAGAAGGCGACGCTAAGTCGGCGCTGGCTGTGTTGCAGCATGCACACGCATGGACAGCCAAGACTGAGATCAGTGTGGATGTGTACCAAAAGATAAGTATCACTCAGGCGCTACAAGAAGCGCAATCACGTATCGTTGAAGGCACCGTCGTAGACAACCAATAATGCAACTACCTATATATAGCTCGGACGAAGAACAACTCCTCATGTCACGGCTGTGGGATCCGCGTGTTGCGGACGACCCTGAAGCGTTCGTGCTGTTCGCGTTCCCGTGGGGCCAAGCCAACACGCCACTGGCTAAGTTCAAAGGGCCACGTCAGTGGCAGCGCGACGTCTTAAGAACAATAGCCAAGCACATCAAGGATAACCAAGGACAGGTCGACATGTCGACACTGCGTGAGGCGGTCTCAAGCGGACGGGGTATTGGTAAATCGGCGCTAGTGAGCTGGCTCATAATGTGGATGTTAACCACAAGGATCGGCTCAAGTGTTGTCGTCAGCGCCAACAGTGAGTCGCAACTGCGGTCAGTCACCTGGGGTGAGCTGACTAAGTGGCAGGCCATGATAATAAACTCGCACTGGTGGGAGATCTCGGCGACCAAACTGGTGCCAGCGAAATGGGTGTGCGAGCTAGTCGAGCGTGACTTGAAAAAAGGTACGCGGTACTGGGCGGCAGAGGGCAAGCTGTGGTCGGAGGAGAACCCTGACAGTTACGCGGGTGTCCACAACCACGACGGCATGATGTTGATATTTGACGAGGCGAGTGGTATACCTGACGCGATATGGTCAGTGGGTGCGGGCTTCTTTACAGAGAACATACTAGACCGGTATTGGTTCGCGTTCAGCAACCCGCGTCGCAACCAAGGCTACTTCTTTGAGTGCTTTAACTCTAAACGGGACTTTTGGCATGGCAGACAAATTGACGCGCGGCAGGTCGAGGACACGGATAAAGCGGTATATGAACAGATTATTGCCGAGTATGGTGAGGACAGTAGCCAGGCGAGGGTCGAGGTATACGGTGAGTTTCCATCGGCAGGCGAAGACCAGTTTATCAGCCCGATGGTTGTTGAGGACGCTTTCAAACGTGAGAGATATAAGGATACGACTGCACCTATCGTTATCGGGGTTGATCCGGCACGCGGGGGCGCAGACAGCACGGTCATCGTCGTGCGTCAAGGGCGTGACATCGTGGCCATCAAGCGCTATCAAGGCGAGGACACAATGACTGTCGTTGGCCGAGTGATTGAGGCCATAGAAGAATACAAACCAGTGATGACCGTCATCGACGAGGGCGGGCTGGGGTACGGGATATTGGACAGGCTAACCGAGCAGCGGTACAAGGTGCGCGGTGTGAACTTTGGTTCACGGGCTAAGAACTCTATTATGTGGGGCAACAAGCGGGCCGAGATGTGGGGTGCGATGCGGGAGTGGTTACGCAGCGCCAGCATACCAGAGGATAGAAAATTAAAGTCTGACTTGACAGGCCCGATGAAAAAGCCTAACAGCAGCGGGACGATATTCTTAGAAGGCAAGAAAGAGATGAAGGCCAGGGGCATGGCAAGTCCGGACGCAGCAGACGCGTTATGCGTGACGTTTGCGTTCCCTGTAGCCCATCGAGAATATAGGGTTGACAACGCGCCCCGTAAGTCGTATGCTAATGGTAGCGGAGCATCCAGCTCTTGGATGGGGAGTTAGCTATGCCATTAAAAAAATCATCTAGTAAAGAAGCCTTCCGTGCTAATGTTAAGGCCGAGATAGACGCAGGTAAAAAGCCAGCTCAAGCTGTCGCTATTGCGTACTCTGTTAAACGTGAATCAACTAAAAAAGGCAAAAAATGAAATTAAAACCTTTCGGTGAACGAATTGTAGTAAAGCAAAAAGAAGAAGAACTAACAACGGCCAGTGGCATTGTACTGGCCAAGCAAGCAGAGAAGAAGTTTGAAGGTGTGATTGTTGCAGCAGGCCAAGGCGCCATATTAGATAATGGCACGGTCAGAGCGATGACAGTTAAAGTAGGTGACACAATACTGTTCGGTGAGTATTCAGGACAGAAGTTTAAATACGAAGACGAAGACTATCTTCTTATGAACGAAAAAGACGTGATCGGAATATTAAATGAATGATGACATGACCACCGTTGGGGTTGTCGCTGAAGGTGCTAATAAGCCTAACGACAAAAAAGACATGCTTGCAACGATGCGAAGCCGCTTTACTATGGCGGTTTCTGCGTATTCAGAAAGCCGTGAAGACGAGCTAGATGACTTACGCTTCGAGGCAGGCTCACCGGACAACCAATGGCAATGGCCTGCGGACGTACTGGCTACCCGTGGTTCAGTTCAAGGTCAGACCATCAATGCAAGACCATGCTTAACAATCAATAAGTTACCGCAACATGTTCATCAAGTTACTAATGAACAACGCCAAAATCGCCCTTCGGTGAAGGTAATCCCTGTAGATGATAACGCTGACGTAGAAGTCGCGGAGATATTTGAGGGTGTAATTAGGCATATTGAGTATATTTCAGATGCAGATGTCGCATACGACACAGCATGTGAAAACCAAGTCACCTATGGTGAAGGCTACATCCGTGTACTCACTAAATATTGCGACGACAATTCATTTGACCAAGACCTATACATTGGCCGTATCCGCAATTCCTTTAGCGTTTATATGGATCCTACAATACAAGACCCATGCGGCAGCGATGCCGAGTGGTGTTTTGTCACAGAAGACATGACGAAGGCAGAATACGAGCGTCAGTTCCCTGATGCCGCGCCAATTTCGTCCATGATGCAGCAAGGTGTAGGTGATTCCTCACTAAGTCAGTGGTTAACTGAAGACACAGTGCGTATTGCAGAGTATTTTTACTACGAGCATACGCCAACCAAGCTAAACCTCTACCAGGGCAACATGAGCGCGGTAGAAGGCAGCCGTGAAGACAAAGAATTGAAGGCTTTAGGCTTAAAACCGCTTAAATCACGCATGGCAGACGTTAAAAAAGTCAAATGGCTCAAAACTAACGGCTTTGAAGTGCTAGAAGAACAAGATTGGGCGGGTAAATTTATACCTGTTATCCGTGTTGTAGGTAACGAATACGAAGTTGATGGCCGTTTATACGTGTCAGGCTTAATCCGTAACGCAAAAGACGCACAACGTATGTACAACTATTGGGTTTCACAAGAAGCCGAGATGTTGGCACTGGCTCCAAAAGCGCCATTCATAGGTTACGGCGGTCAATTTGAGGGTTACGAAACACAATGGAAGACAGCCAACACGACCAACTGGCCGTATTTGGAAGTTAACCCTGATGTTACAGACGGCAACGGTGCTACACTGCCATTACCGCAACGCGCTCAACCGCCTATGGCGTCTAGCGGGCTATTACAGGCTAAAGCTGGTGCATCTGACGATATTAAGTCCTCAACTGGTCAATACGACTCCAGTTTAGGTGCTACAAGTAACGAACGCTCAGGCCGTGCTATCTTAGCGCGTGAAAAACAAGGTGACACGGGTACTTACCACTACGTTGACAATTTAGCCCGTGCTATACGTCACTGTGGACGTCAATTAGTGGACATGATACCTAAAATTTACGATACAGAACGTATTGCTCGTATTATTGGCGTAGATGGCGAAGTAAAACGGGCTAAAATTAACCCATCACAAGCCGAGCCAGTGAAGAAAATTGTTGATGAGTCAGGCATTGTGATTGAAAAAATCTACAATCCTAGCGTTGGTAAGTACGATGTATGCGTATCTACTGGCCCAAGCTACATGACTAAACGTCAAGAGTCACTTGATGCCATGAGCCAACTATTGCAAGGCAACCCACAATTGTGGCAAGTGGCTGGCGATTTATTCGTTAAAAACATGGATTGGCCTGGCGCACAAGAGATGGCTAAACGCTTTGCTAAGACTATTGATCCTAAACTACTAAGCGATGCCGACGAAGACCCAGCATTGCAAGCTGCACAGCAACAACTTGAAGCGATGGGCCAAGAGTTAGACCAATTGCACGGTATGTTGCAAAACGTCAGCAAGTCTATGGAAGCGCAAGAAATGGCTATTAAAGAGCAAGAGGCTAACATTAAAGCATACGACGCTGAGACTAAACGTATCAGCGCAGTGCAGGCAGGCATGACGCCGGAGCAAATCCAAGACATCGTAATGGGTACAGTTAGTGGTATGCTTGATAGCGGAGACCTTGTAGGCGCATTACCTAACAGAGAAATGCCTGACGAAATGATGGAACAGCCTGAAGGCATGATGCCTGAAGAACAAATGCAACCCGAACAACCAATGATGCCGCCTGAAGGAATACAACAATGAAAGCCTGTGACTTTGTAGGAATACTATTCTTAGCTAGGGATGTAGCGCACTCTGTACATCTAAATACTAGAAGCTACTCTAAGCATAAAGCACTACGTGGCTTTTATGACAATGTTATTGACCTGGCGGACAACTTTGCTGAAGCCTACCAAGGCCGCCACGGTTTGATGGGGCCAATAACGCTTCAGTCAGCTAAAAAAACTACAAATATTATTGACTTTTTACAGAATCAATTAGAAGAAATAGAAGCTGATCGCTACAAAATATGCGACGAAACAGATTCTCCCATACAGAACATAATTGACGAAATTATAGGTTTATACCTATCAACCTTGTATAAATTACGGTTCTTAGCATGACAGTAACCGTCGTTCATTCAACACTTGCCGACAACACTTTTAGTGCTACAGGCGCGGTTGCGTGGGACGCAAATCATACGCTGACAGGCGTAGGAACGATGGCGGAACAAAATGCTAATAATGTTGCTATTACAGGCGGAACTATTAATGGTTCAACTGTAGGCGCGACTACAGCGGCGGCTATTACAGGCACAACAATTACCGCTAGTACCGCATATAAAGGTACATATTATGACGCAAATAGCTCGGCAGGCGGTAATTTAAGAACTTCAGGCGGCACGGCATGTTTCCAATGGGGCGCTGGCGGAGGCACTAACTGCACCGTAGACGGTTCAATCAATATGAACGGCGCTAACGCCCATATTGATATGTCTCCGACAGGCACAGGCCATGTCAGTATTAACCCAACCGGTGTCGGCGATATAAACAACGTCATCATTGGCGCTACAACACCTAAAGCCATTACTGGCACTACGATTACTGCAACTACATTTAGCGGATCAGGCGCAAGTCTTACTTCAATACCTAACAGCGCGTTAGTTAACAGCACTATCTCAGGCGTAGCACTTGGCGGTAGCTTGTTTAACTTAACGGCTGGTACTGGCGTGTCGTTCAGCACTGGCACAACCTATAACGGCTCTGCCGCAATTACGATTAATGCGACAGGCACTGGCGGTACAGTCACAAGCGTTGCGGCATTAACACTAGGCACGACAGGCACTGACTTAAGCTCAACCGTTGCTAACGGCACCACAACGCCTGTCATTACATTGAACGTGCCAACGGCATCTGCGACTAATCGCGGCGCGTTAAGTGCTGCGGACTGGACGACATTTAACAATAAGTATTCTGTTGGAGGCGCATTAGGTACGCCATCAAGCGGTACAGTAACTAATCTTACTGGAACTGCAAGCATTAACATTAACGGAACTGTAGGGTCTACAACGCCTACTACAGGCGTATTTACTACAGCGACAGCTAATAGTTTTATCCCTAATCTATCTACAGTGCCTACTAACGGTATGTATCTACCTGCGGCTAATACCTTAGGATTGGCTACCAACAGTACAGAACGCGCGAGGATTGATTCTAGTGGCAATTTGTTAATAGGCACTACTACAGCACCGCAAGTCAATGGTAAAGGAATTGCTATTTATGATACTAACTTCCCTCGTATCTCAATGCGAAATAGCACTAGTGGCGATGGAACTGGCGATGGCTTTCAAATAGTATTAAATGGCGCAGATGTAGACATTGCAAACCAAGAAAACGGACCAATTAAAATATACACAAACGGCGCAAACGAA